GCTTGAGCTGTTCGCGATCCATGTGTTGGCAGAAACTTCTCCGAACTGTACTTGAATATTCTGCGCTCTTCTTCCGGTACAAGTTCCTGTCAGCACAACAGCTCCGTCATTCAGAGACAACGTTACGGTTGCATTTGTCACATCGGCACTCAAGAACACCATAGCTGTTGCAGTATACTTATAACTCGTTCCTGCATCCGGCGTAGCCTCACCTGCCAGAGTTCCACTATACGGATGGAGTCTCAACGATTGCCTCAAAGCACCATCTGGAAACTGGAATTCATGTGTGACCATTGCAAACACGCCGCCTGTCGGCTTGATCCATATTGTGCCAACTTCCATATTCGTGGGCGGTTCCTGAGTCTGCACAATGATATTCTGTCTTGTCAGAACATCGTAGCCATTGCGCTGAAGGATACCAGACAAATAAGCATCTGTGGCTGTCAGTTTGCCATCTTGGTCAATCGTCAGGTTGTTAGCGTCAATCTTCAGATGTCCACCTGTGTCAATGTTAATACCATCTTTTGTAATCTGCACACCACTGCCTGAAGCACCTACAGAGAACGATCCGTTTGCTTGAATGGCAATGTCTTTGGCTGAGCCAATTGAAACACCGTTGTCATCAATCACCATAGCGGAGTTGGACGCATTGCACCCGAACTGAAGCTTTTTGTTGGCGTTGACCGTAACCTGTGTCTCACCGCCAATTGTCACATCGCCATTCTGAATAGTGAACTCTGAACTTTTCACATACGGCACAGAAGTAGTACCATTGGCAATATTGTCTGCCGTCTGTTTTGCTGTGTGTGCCTGAGCAACAGCATAGTTTGTACCATTCTCACAAGCGTAAAAGTCCGCATAAGTATTATCAGTATACGTTACCCTCTGCCACATCCAATAATACTTACCCGGTTCATACGCAGGAACGGATTCCGTCCACCCCAATGACGGGGCAGTAGACTGGCTCGTTCCAAGAGCATACTTGATCGTAATAGAGCTAATGCCTACACCAGTATCACCCTTGTCTCCTTTTTCTCCGCTGTCTCCCTTGCTACCCGGATCGCCTTTGACGCCTTGTATTCCTTGGATTCCTTGGATGCCCTGAGGCCCTTGAGCGCCAGTAGCACCCTTGGCACCCGCAATACAAGTACCGTTTTCACTTGGCATATACGAGTATTCCTGCTGTCCGCTTGAGTTTACCGTGGTCAAGCGTGTTCTTGTCCACATATACTTTCCATCAACCCACTGCGGAGCAGAATTACTCCACGAGCCGCCCGTGGGCGATTGTGTGGAAGTAGACAGGTAATACTGAACAAGACTTTCCACGAGATTGCCTTTGGTGGCGAGTTCCTGAGATAAGGTTTTCTGATTCTGCCCTGTGCCGATACGAATCCGGTCACCCGACTCCACATCAATATACTTGGCACCAGTAAGCCGAATCCCGGTAGACTCAATATAAATGCCAGACACCTTGTCATACTTGCCGTTCCGAACTTCAGCAACAGCAATCGTAATATCTCTTTCGGTCTGCAAAATTTGTGATATGTCAGCGTTTATGTCTGTTACATCACCATTCAAATCCGTGATGTTTCCGTCAATCGCATTAAGGTTTATATCAATCCTTCTTATCTCGCCATTTACAGAGTCGTAATTCCTCTGTACTGTTTGAGAAATGCTTGCCGCTGTCTGCTCAATAAGGCTGTTCGTTCTGATAATGCCATCTTCCAAATGAGCAACAGAACTCGTAATCCGGTTAGATTGTACCGCAATTTCAGCCGTGTTCCTAACAACTCTCTGATTAATTTCCGTCTGCGACTCTGCCAAAATCTGTACCCGTCTGTCCGTAGTGACGATCTTGGCAGAATTATAAACCTCTGCACCATGATCTGAGACGGGAATCCAATCGTAGCCGTCCCACGCATACTCCGTGTTTCCAAGCATGTTCTGCCATGAGAACTGTCTGATCTGATCCCACGTTTTCGTCTTAGCCTCGTTCCAGCTGCGTACATAAGTCCGCACCCAATGGTCACCGATTGACACAGAAAGCGTAGGATCATTGCGAGGATCATCAGGACGGATAAATGTAGAGCCTTTCGTTGCAACGGATTGAACAGCCTGTTCAATCTGATTCTCTGCTATCACAAGTCTGGACTCAAATGCGCTGATACTCGCACCATCGTATGTCTGTTGCCAACTCGCTCCATTCCATGTGTACATATTCGGCTCAACAGCAGAATACATATCATTCCATGTGTAGGAACGTGCAGTTGCCCATGTCAGCTCTTCTTTCGCCTCCTGCCAACGCCATTGACGTGTTGACTTGATCCACATATCACCGATATTGAACGTGCCGACAGGCTCATTTTTTGAGATGTATGTTTTACTGAACCCTGTGGCTTGAACATTCAGACCGTTAAAGTCCATAGCTGTCTGCCATGTATAACCACCGTCACGGGTAAAGCCAATACCATAGTTCTGATTGTCATATCGTCCGATTCTGATCTGCCGATTATTATCGGAAGGGTCGATAATGTAAATGTTCCCTGCGTCCCAATAAAAGTTTGTTGTGCCGAGAATCCGCACAAGGTTTGCCTGAAGCACACCTGCCGTTATTTCATCAGCTACAATACCATTCCCGTCAATGGCTGTTCTCCATACCCAATCACCAGAAGCATCTTTTTCATCTGAAAGAAGGATACCTGAACCAGTAAAGAGAACTGCGCTTGTTCCATCTGTGGCAATGTAAATTTCGGAACCGTCTTCAAGCGTGTTCCGATTTGTACCGGATGACATAATACGAGTCTTAGCGGCATCAATATATCCATCAAGAAGCTCAGAGTTGTTATCAGCAATCCGGTTCGCCACATCTGCGGCTTCGCTGTTTTTGACGGTTCTCCCGGTTATCTTTTGTGGCGTATAGTCTCCAATGGTCGGCCTTGTGTTTTCTGGATAAATCAAGTCATACGTCAAGCCAATCACATTCGCTTGCTGTGCAAAGCCCCACGGATCAATAATCACATCAACGGTATCACCATACTGAATGCCTTCATTAGCGTACCCCAATTGTCTGAGATTTTTGATTGTCAGGTTTACACTTACGCCGACTTTTGAGATTTCCACGAGCTTGTCATAAGTTTTCCGCAGAAGAACAGCAGGATCTGTTTCCTGTGCAAACTCTACAACCCCCATCCGAGGCTGTCCATTCCTACCGAAAACAGCGGTAAGCTCCGGTATCTCAACGTATTTCTGACCGAGCGGTTTGTTTACCGGATCGCCATTGTAAATGCTCCACTCTACATCTTCAAACGTAAGTCTGCGACCATATCCACCAGCGCTTGTTTCTTCACCACGACCACGTCCAATCAATGCCGTTTTGAGGGCGCTATCATCGTATTCTACGCCTGCAATGGACACATTCATATCTAATGTCAACCTGAGCCCACGATAGGCTCCACGGCGCAAAGAAACGTCAATATAGCGATGTATGATTTTGTTCTGATTGATAGCCATCCGGGGAGTCAAACAGACATTCCACGTTTTCTGAATGCTCAGGAGCGATTCCCACGCTGAAATATAATAGAAGTTTGTACCTGCGGTAGACGGGTTATAGCTGACATTGCCGACTTCCCAATTCGTATAATCCAGTACGGAAGTCAGAGCGTTTGCCGCCGTTGTGTTATAGCTTCTCGTGTCCTGAATGATAACATCAGTAAGCTCTGAGATAACAACGTGCTCCGCATTGTATGAGATTGTATTATCCGGCTGTTTCCGGTTGACTTTCCGAATCTCAAAAAGCTGAAAATCGCCAAAGTCATCAATCCAACCCACACGCATACCGTTAACAATCGGCTTCGCAGGATTCTCGGGGAAGGTGGCAGTATGCGTCATCGTCTCAACCGTGTATAACGCCTTTTGCGCATCGTCACGCATAAAGAGAAGGTTGTCTGCCTTATCAAAGAATAAAAATGTCACAGCCATGCCTCCCTTGTGTAAATCGTACCACCTGCACCATTCTCAAGCGTAAATGTATGATTCCCCATACCCAATACCGGAAAACGACTGTCAAGAGACAGGTTCTGCATCAGATTCTCGCCATTCAACCTGATTGTCTGTGTCAGCGAATCAATCACCAAAGAGCCAACAGGCACTGTAGAAAGCTCGATCTTCTGCCCCCCACAAGTCCATCTGGCATTAGTAAGCTGATTCGTGATCGTCTGCTCAATACGCCAATCAACATGATGATGAAGCACCGTAACTTGATTATAGACAGACCCACTTGTTTCCGTCAAGGCATGATAGTATGGATTCTTGTCGCACAAAAAAGTGAGTTCGATATCATCCATGACTCTACCCCAGCTTGTATCAGGGATAGAATCAAACACGCCTGTCAGGTATCCGTCTGGCACATCGTATGCTATCAGGTTCCCCTCTCCGTCACCAAGCCATTCAATCAGCGAGACGAAATCTTTCTGCCGTAAAGCGTGATTCACTTTACGCAGGACAATTGTAATCGTCTTTGAACGTGAAACAGGGACGTACACGCCGCCCCTTTTTTCATATTCAATACTCCCACGATTGATTGAGCGAGGGAAAAACGGAACACTTAACTCAACACCCTTAAACTGTAGCATACAGTCCACTCCTCTCAATCCGGTTTATCTGTCTTGCTTGAAGTCCACTAATCAACGGTTCCAATGCTTCGGATGCCTGATCCCCATCGACAACAGCATAGAGTCCATACTGTTTCAAAGCTTCAAGGAACGCCGATGCCATTCCGGTATAAGATGTAGCGTAAGTATCCGAGATGTTGCGTTTCATATTCACAGAAAAGTCTCTGTTATCGATGTCAGGAATAGCACCAAGCAACTGGTTACTTGCATCTTCCACATCTCCAAGGCTGTCCAAGATTCCCTCTGCTACACCTTCGCCCATCATCCTACCGACCTGATCACGCATCACAGCGGACGGTGAATGGATGCCGAACAGGCCTTTTATCCACCCGATTACATCGTCTACCCATCCCGTGAGCTTGCTCCACAACCATTGTCCGGCGTTCTGGATGCCTTGGAAAATGCCTTTGACAAGGTTTGTACCGATGCTCCACATATCAGAGATTTTCGATGCAAACGCATTCACAATACTACTGATTATCTGAGGAACGGCGCTAATGATGGTTGCTATGATCTGCGGAAGATTTTCAATAAGTGCCACAAACAAGTCCACACCTGCTTGGATGATAGTGGGTATATTGTCCATCAATGTGCTGACTATAGCATCAATAATCTCGGGCAACGCTCCAACAATCGTATTGATGATTTCAGGCAATGCTTTAATCAGAGCAGTAAGTAACTGAACCCCGGCCTGCACAAGCTTCTGGACATTCTGTGTAAAGTAGTTTAGGATAGCAGAGATGATCTGAGGCAAAGCCGATACAATCATATTAATGATTGACGGAAGGTTTTTAATCAGAGAAGTCAGCAGCTTAACGCCCGTGTCCACGATCTTAGGGAAGTTCTGCGTTAGAGTGGTTACAATCGAACTGATGATCTTAGGCATTGCCGCTACGAGTGTAGGTATGGCGTTTATGATGCCTTCTCCGAGAGCACCCAAAAGCTGAACACCGGATTCAATAATCAGCGGAAGATTGCTTATAATAGTGTTAATAACTGCGTTTAGCGTTTCCACCATCACAGGAATCAGATTCGGGATTGATTGAGTAATGCCTTGCACGAGCATCAAAATGATCTGTACCCCGACCTCTACCAACTGCGGTATCAATTCCAATAATGCCTCTGTTAGAGTCGGGATAACAGCAACAATGGATTCTACAATCATCGGAACCTGTTCCAAAATGATCTGTAACAGGTCTGGGATTGCTTCAGCTAATGCCACAAAAAGCGTTGTTGCCGCAGACAGCAACGGCGGTAACAATGTGTTGAGAAGCTCCGGGATTTGCTCCGACAACACACCAATCGTCTTTTCTACAAGCTCACCGATACCGCCAAGGATCGTCTGGATACGTGGAATTAAGTTGCCCTGCAACATGGTAACAACACTCTCCACGAGCTGGCTGATCAGACCATCTATGTTCTGCGTGTCATCCGCAAGCCCAACTAACAAATTATCCCAAGCCGCTTTCATAGCAAGGGTTGATCCTTGAATCGTTGTGCTTGCTTCTCTTGATGTTGTACCTGCAATGTCCAGATGTTGTTGCATTACGGAGATAGCATTAACGATGTTGGCGAAGGACATATTCCCTTCTTCAACCGTTACGTTCAGCTCTTCCTGCTCTGCTTTCATCTTGGAGGCATCAGCAATCAACCGCTCCATTTCGGTTTTTGTGCCGCCATATCCCAACTTGAGGTTGTCGAGCATCGTGTAGTTCTGCTTAGAGAAACCCATGTATGCTGTCTGTATAGCAGACATGTCTGTACCCATTTTGTTAGCATTATCAGCCATGTCAATAACAGCACGATTAGCAATATCAGCGGCCATTTTTGTGTTTCCACCAACAGACTGGAGAAGAGAGGCGGCAAAACTTGTTGTAGTCTCCATGTATTGGTTCGCTGACAATCCCGCAGTCTTATATGCTTGATCTGCATACTTCATAACTGTACTGGCACTATCTTTAAAAAGAGTTTCAACACCACCCTTTAACTGCTCATAATTAGCAAATCCATCAACAACAGATTTAGTTAATTTAACAACTGCACCAGTGGCGGCAGTAACGCCAACAGCAACACCTTTTGCAACAACACCAAGCCCCTTATTTAGCTTAGAAACAAAGGATGAACTTTCCTTTTCTGCCCTGTCCATTCCCTCATCATATTTAGACTTATCTAAGCTTAATCTTCCAAACATCTCAAATACTGGACTTGCCATTTTTACCCCTCCTTTCTATATCTTTTTGAAGGACATCCACAATCTCATGCACAACTTCTTCAGTAGTTTTATTGGACACCTTTGCAGTCTGCCTTTCAATTAACTCAGAGTATCTTGGGAGTTTATTGCCCAATGCACCTGATATAATCCATAAAGCATCACAAGCATAAACACTTGTTGACCTTTCTCTTTCACGAGCCTTTAAAAACATCTGAAGCGTTTTTACCTTCAATAAGATTCTACTCGTACATAGGGCATATATTACTTCTTCTGCTCCGTATGTACGAATGATTTGAAAAAATCCATCAAATCAGCATCAACAATACCAACAGCATCAGCAATTGTCTGAAGTCCTTTCTGCTTTTTAACCTCATCCAACGTTTTACCTGTCAGAATTGCTACAATACTGCATGTGCTATCCAAGTGAGTTTTAAGAAGCAGAGGGAAAATTTCACGAACAAAAGCACCAATCTGTTCGATTTCCGTTTTCTTCCCAGCAATAGACCTAAGTGTTGCAACAGTAGATTCATCCATTGCAATATCACTAACAGGCACGGCAAGTTCAGTAAGAATAGGAGCAAGTTCTTCAGTGGACATTTCAGAAATTTTCATTTTATTTCCTCCTTAAAAAACAGGGAATGGGGCTTTCCCCCATCCCCTTGCGGATTATAGTTTTGCGTTATTATGCAGCCGTCAGGAAGATAACTTCCACAGGAAGTTCATCATCTCCGGTAAGGCTCTCGCTGTGAGAAACAAACTCAAACGGAATAGTAGCTTCATTCTTGTCCTGAAAGGTCATCGTTACACCGGCAGTATTCAGCACATCAGTCATGCCAATCAGGATATACCCATAAGGCGTAGACCCAACCCAACAAAGGTTGCTGATGTAGTCTGAAGATTCAATATCAGAATGGAGCGTAATCTTTGTAATCCCCTCCACAGAACTGTCAACATCAGAGCACATCATCAGTCTTGCAAACGTATCCTTCTTGATTTCCTTCAGCGTACCAGTCAGACGAATGTTCCAGTTGTCTACATGTGTAGCACCCTTAACGCTTCCACGAATGCCGTCAATTTCGATCTGGCGAGTTTCGGGAACGCATACGAACGTGCCACCACCGTTTGTAGCGCCCAGAAGATTTGTTCCTGCCGTGTCCGTCAGGGCGGCAACAATAGCTTCTTCAAGAGCTGAAGCCGTTGCATAAGACGAATAATCAAAACCAATAAGAAAAGCCCCCTCATTCAGGACAAGGTTCTGCATTGAAGAAGTCCGAAGTCCAGTTACAGGCATCTCATTTTCCCCCTTTAACTAATTGTTCCAAACGTAAGCTCAAAAGTCAAAATCTTACGCTTAATCATGTTGTCCGTATCATCGCCAATCGGTTGAGCGAAAGGCGATCCCTTCCTGACGATTATACCACCGCTATCACATTCAAGCAAGTACGCCGTTCCGACAGTGTGCGATATCTCTTCCGTCTTAGCATTAATCCCTGTCCAACTTTCTGTCCTGTACCAAAGGGATGCATCACACATCACCTTTGCCATATCGGAATCAGTAGAAACACTATACGTGATATATGGGAAATCAGGCATCTCACTGCCTGATGTGGGAACAGACACAGACGGAAAGGCAGGAAGACCGAAGCTCTCAAAGAAGTTTTGGATGGCTGCATTCTTTGTCATGTCAGCTTCCACTCCTCTGCTGTCACCTGAAGGTACTGACCGAACATCGCACGTTCAGGCGTTTGCTTGTCATCCCCATCGCTCGTGATCCTGAAAATCTTCCCGTCACTTAACCGCTTAATCACATCATGGAACTCAAGTCTGGCATTCTTGACGGTAGTCACCGTGTACAGGGAGCTAACGCCCTGTTTATCAGCCACTCTTGCTTGTAGTGAAGTATCGAACGTGATTGAAGCCTTAAATTCAGCACCTTCTACCCAAGCGGTAATGAATCCGCCTTCACCATCAGGCGTCCGTGTTTTCTCCATGAAGCACACAGGCTCCATGCCCTCTTCAATCATGCTCATAGCTTCCTCCATCTGTTCAACGAACCGCCGAACACTATCCGCCAGTCAAGGGATCCGCTCTCCGCTCCACCGCTCTTCAGCGAGTATGAGTAGCCACCCCAACTTTCAGATTGATAAGGCGATGAAGCAGCCGAACCGTTCTTTTCAATCCATGTATCAATCTCTGTAGCCAGATCAACAACGGAAGGTGGAATCTTCATTGCCCAAACAGCCCCGGTAAATGTTTCATCCCTCAACTGAAGCTCGTTGTCGTACTTATACACGCCATCATTCAGGACAGAGCCTACAATTCGGAAATACTGCCCGTCAAGCAAGAACGGGAGCGATAGCGTTCCGTTCTGAATCGTGTACGTGCCAAAGCGAATGTCCTGCTCATCGCAAAACCAATTTTTTAGCTCTTGACACAATTCCGTCAAAACCATTTGCTATCACTCCCATCGTCTTACTTGACGAATTCTCTCATGACGAAACCGCCACCCTTAATCGGAAGCCACCCTTCAGGAGCCTCAACGCTGTTGTCAGCCTCAATCCGATCATTCCAGTCAAAAACCTTCAGAATGTTCGCCTTTTTGCTCGGCTCCTCTCTAAGATTGAGTCCGCTCTCAGATGTTACTACATACCATTTCTTGTTCGCCATGAGTCATTCCCTCCATTAACCTGCGGCTCCACCTTCGCCACCTTCAGCTCCACCTTCAGCATTCGCCGGAGTCACAGTAGCAATGAACAGGCTCTGCGGATCATACAGCACAGGCATGAACAGACCGGAAGCCTTAGTCCACAGTACCGCAGGGTCGTCTTCCATCCACTGATGGATGTAAACGAACGGGGACTGACCAGAGGCATTCACATTGCCCAGAAGGTCAGGGCGATCAGCTTCAGGCGGATCACCCCACAGACCAATACCAAGCCGTCCGGCAGGTGTGGCAGTGAAGAATGTCACCTTGTTGTCAGGGAAGTACCGTTCCGTAGTGATGGAAGGACGACCATCAGCACCGATCACCGCATCCGCACCATAGGTCAGGTCATTCGTAATGATCGTGACAATGCCAAACTCTTCTTCCAGATAGGCATCCAGAGCAGAACGCCGAACCAGAGCACCAGCACCAATGTTACCATTGATCGCCTTCTGAATCTCAGCATTGCTCCGCATCTTGGTAATGTTCTTCCGAGAAGTCATCATACCAGTGATGGTTTTGCCCTGTGCAAGAGCGGCATCCACAATCGTCTGAATCTGAGCAGGAATGTCAGCGTTCGCACTCAGATCAAGCGTGAAAGCAACGTTCGCCGCAGGAACGCCATAATCCACGGTCAGGTTCAGGCC